GTTCATCTTCTGGTCTTTCATCTTCTCCACTATCAAATGGGTCAAATATAGAACCTGCTGCTGTATCGGGTGGTGTTGCAGTATCATCTGCACCGATACCAACGGCTGCCATATCACTTGGTGTTCCGATAGATTCACCAGATGCCATTGGGTCATTACCTTCCATCTCAATTTGAGAGTGTCTGAATTTCTGTTTTTGGTCATCAATGATTTGATTTTCAATTTCTACTTTTTGTTTATCTGAGAAATTAAATATATTATCATATATCCATTCGTAAGGTAAAATTTTATCACTTAACATATCACGAGCTAAACTTACTTTCTGTCCAAACAATTCAATCTTCTCTTGTTCATACATTGTTGAAGGACTTGCTAAGTTTAATTCAAAGTTTACTAAGTCTTCATCTGTATATCCTTGTGAATATAAGTGAACAACTGCAATCTTTGTTAACTCTGATATTATAATTCTTTGTATTCTCTCAATGGTTCTTGCAAATCTTACATCTTCTGCTGCAAGTGTTGCTTTACCACCGACATTTTCATCAAACCCTAAGAATGCTTTCGGTACTCTTAGTGATGCTAATAATTTATTTTTCAAATATTCAATGTCTTCGGTTGAATCATAATCAATACCACTTAATTCTGATATTTCAGTTCCACTATCTCCACCACGAACTGGCATAAAGAAGTCTTCTGTTAGATTTTGCATATTGTATTTTAAATTATACTCACCCGTGGACTCGTCCATAAATGGTGTTTTCTTCATTTTGTTAATAATTCTTTGCATATAATTATCAACTTCGTTTGGTGGTATGTTTCCAATATCAATCTTGAATACTCGTTTAGAAGGTGCTCTCATAATTCTGTGAATTAACATAGCGTCTTCCATTAAAGTTAATTGTTTCCAAATCTTTCTTGTGGACTCCACCATAGATTTTCCGTAAGGTAAGAAATTACTATCGTTTGCTAATCTAAAGTGTGCTATTTGGAAGTTTTCAAATTCTATTTTTCCTTTATTTGACTTTTGACCAAAGTAAGGATGTGCTCCTTCAATTGATTCTAAGTAAAATTTAGTATAGTAAGGATTTTCTGGGTCTTCTCCCTCTGCTCTTATGACTTCATAAGGTGAAAGTGGAACCACATTTGTAATTCCGTATTTTTCACTAATGTCTAAATGTAAAAAGAAATCTCCATACTTAACCATATTACGAACCCAAGGCCACAAATTGAACTCAACATTCATAATGTCATAAAATAAGTTGTTTAATATTTCTTTGATGTTTTCATTATCAGTTTTAATATCAATGACTTGTCCATACTCACCTTTCATTGTAGACTCATCTGAATATATATCCAATGCACTTGAAATGATTGGGTCTGAATCCATTGACTCATAGTCTTTAAACAATGCTAACCTTGCCGCCATAACTTGATGGACGGTTGAATACCCTGTTCCTACTAAATCTAAATTAGTATGTAGTTTTGAATATCTATCAACCAAATGTGATTTTACTTGTTTTTGCACTTGGTCTGTATCGGCTATCTTTAATTTTTTACCACCTACATTTCTTACGATTACATTTGTACTGAATAATCGTTGTAGTCTTCCAAATAATGATTTATCTGCCATTTTTTACCTCACTTTTATAAGAGCCAGTCTAATGACTCTTTTTCTTTACCTGTTTCCCACTCCCAACTGTCATTTTTATTAACGTCTTCCTGAGTGTACAACCCCTCATTATCCATCATTTTGGATAGGGTTTTCTTTGTTAATTCAACACCTTGTGTTCGTAATCTTAAAGCTGTATCACGAACCCAAAGTCCAATAGCAAAAGACATTACAAGGTCATCATTGTATCCTCGCATTGCCTCTGCTCTATTATATATATAGACAAAAGTAAGTAGTTCATCAATCAAACGATTACTACGAACCACTACACTTTTCTCTCTAAAAAATTCTTCTAACTTACTAATAATTAGTGGTCTGGTCTTAGAAGTCGTTGAAAAACCAGCAACCATTTTCTTTTCTTCACGATAATGTTTGTTCGTGATTTGATGTTGTACATCAACGTATTGTAAGTCTTTACTTGTGTAAAATAAGTTTGGATAATCTCTATCGATTATCTGTTGGATTGTTGCCCAACCAATATTATTGTTCTCTACTATAAGTAGAGCATCATTATATTCTGTTGCTATGGAAACCAACATATTTCCAAAATCTTTGGTATTTATTCTACCTTTGTATTCTGCTACCTGAGTTAAACTTTCTAACTCTATGACGTGGAAAGCAGAATAGTCTGCACTATCTCCACGACCAACATCAGCACATACAATATAATCTTTATTGTAGTTTGGTTGTTCCCAAACCCACATATTACTATCGATACCTCGTTTTTCTACTGGTTCAATACAATGTGATTTTCTTAATTCTTCTAACAATATAGCGTCAATTACACCTGTACCAGATGTTAAGAAGTCACAATCACACTCTTGTGTAGCACCACTTGGTCCTAATAAAGTGTCTTGTTCATCTCTCCAACTTTGGTCTCTATCTGGGTGTACGGTCCAATGTAATTTAATTGGATTAAACATGCCACTAGCTTCTTCGGCATCCACCCAAGTTTTATGAAACCAATTACCCACACCATTAGGTGTTGACAATGCAATACAACTACCACCAGTAGTCAATGTAGATTGTGCTGCTGTCCATATATCATCAATCTTATCAATGAATGCCGCCTCATCTAATATCAATAATGATAGAGCTTCTGAACGAGCGGCTTCTGGACCTGATGAAACTGCTTTTATTTGACTACCATTCATATATCTTAAATTAAGTTTGTTATCTTCAACACATCTTTGTTTCAACCAACTCGGTAAGTTTGCGTGCATAACACGAACTTTCGTTACCAAGTTTTTTGCTACTTCTTGTTTTGTTGCAATTACCAAAACATTTTTATCCTGATGAAAAGTCATCATCCATAAAGCGTATCCAGCTGTTAATGTTGAAATACCCAACTGACGAGCTTTCAAAATAATATTAAACCTGTGGTCTTTAAATTCACGAACTGACTTTTCTTGGAACTCATACAACTCAAAAGGAATTTTACCCCGTATCGGGTGTTGTATCATACAATACTTTTTCATAAAATACGCAGGGTCTTGTGCGGACTTTATATATTCTTGTTTGATTACTTCTTTTATTTGTTCTGCCATTAGTCTACTATTTGACCTGCTAATTTAACCGAAGTAGCAGTCAACACTACTCCATATGTAAAGTATAACCATTTGTTTTCATACCATTTAGGTCTGACAAGTTTTACTTTTTGTTCAAGTAGTTTGTTTGTGTCTTTTAGTAGATTGAGTTGCATTGTTTTATTAACAATCAACATTGAGTCTATTGCAGAGTTTTCTTCAACAAGTTTTAATTGTGATTCTAAATCTCCTACCAATGAAACATTTAAACTATCTTTTAATTCTAATTCTTTAATACGATTAGTAAATCCTAATACTTCTTCTTCTGTAAAAGTATAGGTTTTTACTTCATCTTGTGAATATAAAGACTCGTCCAAAGGTACTGATGAATCACCATCAATGTCTTGTGAGAATAAACTCCCTATTAGTAATATGTATATAATATATCTCATATATATAAATATATACTACTTTGAAAACTTCTTAAGAAATTTTACTGCGTCATCAGCATTATCTGTTTTAACTGCTTCACCAGCTTTTTCAATCTGTTTTTTAGTAGTAGTTACTTTTCTTTTTAATTTTGCTACTTCTTTTTTGTTGACTTTCTTCTTTGATTCAAGAACTTTTACTTCTTTTTCAAGTTCTTTAACTTCGTTGTCTTTAACTTTGATTGCTTTATCAAGTTCTTTGACTTCTTGTTTTTTATTACCACCAAAGAATAAATTCATTATCATCTGTATGATATTACCCATTATTCTGCTCCTGTTAGTTGTTGTTCTGCTTCTTCGACTAATTGTCGTTTTTCTCTTATGAAATCTCTTGCTTCTGAAATAGTTTTGGTGAACGCGTCTTCGTCCATTTTCCAAGTATCTGTTTCAAGTTCTGGTGTATTTACACCTACATTGTTATACCAAGTTTTTGAACCACCGGTTTTTTCAAAGTCATCTATACTTTGTTCTAAGTCTTTTAGTTGTGATTTTTGATTTTCTAACATTTTTTGTTGAGCATATTGACCAAATTCTCCCTTTATTCTCAACTTGTTTTCAAAATCCACTTGGCAATCAAAACAATGTCCCATTAATCTCCAAAACTTATCATCAAGTTTCTTCTTCATTGCCTTTTTACAATTAGGACAAAACCAAGGCATCCTAACTGATTGCATTACTTTACTTAATTCTGATTCTCTTGTTTTACCACCAAGGTCTTCTTGTTTACCCTCGTATCCTACTTGAACATAATCTTTTTCAGTTTTACCTGTGGTCATTAAATCTTTTAATGCCTTATTCTGTCTTTCTGCTTCTTTTGAATAACCTGCCATTTTTTTCTCCTAAAATCTTAAACTACCTAATATCTGATTGATTGGTGCAAATGCTCCTGTGAATTTGTATATATTACCTTTATATTTAAATACCAATCCCTCACTTGGAACGATTGCACTTGAACCACCGATAGCTTCTAATTTTTCTATTTGTATTTTTAATTTATTTAATTTTTGTACATTATCTGGTTTTTGTAAATCTCTCAACGCTTTATCAACATCTTGTTTAATTTTTTTGACTGCTGCGTCTGGTGATACTGCTAAAAATCCTGACATATTTTTTAATATTTCTGCACCAACTTGAAAGAATAAAATCTCAAATGGTTTGATATTATCTTTAAACATTTTGTTATGGTCAAGTTTATCAGTCTTTAATATCCATTTTAGAAATTCTGGACCAGTTTCAAAATCTTTTTTGATTTGCCCTATACTATAAGACTTATCAAAAAATGCCCAACGATTAGTTAGGTTTACTAATTCACTTTGGGTTATAGATGTATTGAATTGTTTTGCCGCATTAAAAATATATTCTTGCCAAAATGACTGATGATACATACCTAAGTTATCAGTATCTTTTAATCCATATTGTCCTTGTAATTTATTCAATCTACCTAAGAAAGAACTTTTCTTTGTTCCATAGTTTTGAACTTTACTCATCTTCAAGAAATTAGGTCTACTAATTTTAAATGTTTTTTGTATATTTTGATTTATTTGTTGTATCATACCTTGTAACATACGAGCAGATTCTTTTGAATATCCTTTTGCTCTACCTGTTTTATCATATTCGGTAGTTCCGTGAAATACAATTTCAGCGACATCATAATCTATAATATTACTCGTTTGTGGATATATAACCTCTAAATTCATCCATTTAGTTCCATTACCAAATACTTTTTTCTTTTGAGCGTCTGATAAAGAACCTATTGATTTTTCTAAATCTCTCATCGCACCTACAAATGCTTTTTTAATCTCACCTCTACCACTAAACATATTAGCGATACCTGCGGTTGTTGGTGCAGTTTTACCACCATTTTTCAGATGACCTTTGTTTCGGGCTGCTTTTAACTTTCCGTCTACCCAACTTACCATTAGGTTTTGTCCGTCAAGTTTTTCAGACACTTTATCTTCACGATTTAGTTGTCCACTTAACCCTATAATAATTATGTTCTTCAAGTCTGAAAACGTCAAATTATTATCATCAAATGGATGATTCATATGTCCGTATGCTCCACCTTCAGTTAAAAACACTTTTTTTACATCTTCAACAAATCTTTCTTCTAATGGTGTTTCTTTTTCAGGTGTTACATCCTTTACTTTTGTTACGATACCAGGTGTTCCTACTGATTCTTCACCAAAGAATTTAACGATTTCCCAACCATATTTTGTAAGGTTTTCTAAATTTTTTCGTTGTTCTGCTTTATATTTTGGAAATGGATTATTAACACTATCAGTATTTTTTCTATTTTGATTGATAGTTTTTCCGTATGTTACGGTCTTGGTACGGTCTTGTTCGTAGTCATCTGTTGCAATTGTAAATGCCATATTTTCCGTATCGTTAATTGGAAAACCTATTACTTCCCAACCCAATATATCTGCGTGTTCTGGTGATACTCTAAAGTAATCATCTAATGAACCGAAGAAATCATACATACCCTCGTCTGACATATCACTTGCATTAAAGTGTTGTCCAAATCCACTAACTTCTTTCATTAGTTTTTTTACTTTTGGTTGTTGGTAAAATTCAAATAATTTTTTAAATTTATTGGTCATCATAGTGTAAACACCTTTATCAAAGTATCCAAATGTTTTTTTAAATATTTGTTCTCTTTTCTTATCATCAAACTTTGAACTACCTAATAAATTTCTTATTTCTGTTCCACTTGATATACCACTAACTTTTACGGTTGGTGCTGTATAAATGTATCCGTGTTCTTCATATCCTTTTAAATTATTTTGATTTGATTTTAAATCCTGATAATAAGTTAAACCACCTGATTTCTTTTTACCACCTTTTAATCTACCGGCGTCTTTTGCACCAAACACATAAACTACTGCTGTTGTGTCTTTATCGAATTTCTTTAATAAGTTATTTGCTACATAAGGAACTTTTTCTTTAATGATACGATTTTTTGGAACACCCATTTTAACCATATGACGAACTTTTTCTGTAAAATTCATTGGGTGTCTTGGTGGTTGTTTTATATCTGATGTTGTGATGTATGCTTCACCAAATTTACTTTGTAGTGCGTCAAATACTTTTTTGTGATGTGGACCAAATGGTTGAAATCTACCTGGATAAATTGCAATTACTTTTTTAATTTCTTTTTGTTCGTTTACTTTTTTACTCGTATCGGTTTTCATAAATGGTCCACGAGAAATAGTTCTAAATTTAACTTTTAAATCTTGTCCAAATAATTTTTTTGGATTTAATATTCTTAAAGTAACGAGTTCTGTTTTATTATCTATTTTTTTTGCTTCAAAATCTATTTCTTTATACTTTCTTCCTTTATAAGTAAGATTAAATCCTGTAATGTTTTTGTGTAGTTTTCCACGAACTACTGCTTGTTTTGCTCTTTCATTTACTTTTTTATATCCAGACATTCTATCGGTTTTGTTTTTCTTGACTGCTGCACGACTTGGTGAAGGAACTGCCATTTCGTTCTTTTTGGTTTTCTTTTTCATTTGGTTGATATAA